CTCAATACCGTCCACAGCCGCATTTTCGATGGCCGGATGGACATGTTATTCGACCCGCCTAGAACACACACCGAGCGCAGCCACCCACGTGAAAAACGTGGAAGTAAGTGCCACGACGACTCGAAATACATCGAGAAATGGGCCGATCGTCGGGCGCGTCGGGCGAAAGAACGAGCGGGCACATGATAGTACATTTGGATATGGAATCGTACTCCGAGATCGACCTGACCAAGGTCGGTGTCTATCGTTATGCCGACGATCCGAGCACGGATGTGCTGCTCGCCTCCTATGCGATCGGCGATGGCCCGGTACGGCGCTGGCGGCCGGGAGATCCATATCCGTTTGGAAACGATACCTTTCTCGCTTGGAACGCCAATTTCGAGCGGACGATGTGGAACACGGTGATGGTCCGCCGTTACGGTTGGCCCGCGATGCCGATCGAAGCGTTCGACTGCGTCGCCGCGCAAGCTCGTCTGACCGCTGCGGCGCCAAGCAAGCTGGAGACTGCTGGGCAGTTCTTCCGCCGTCATCACCAGAAAGACCGCAAAGGCCATTTGCATATGTTGAAAATGTGCCGACCAACGGATGAAAAGACACAAAACGCGTGGTGGAAAAGCGGTGCAGGCGATCCGCGCGCACCGGACTTCGATCGGAGCATGAAACGTTGCCATCATACAGACGAAGCGCTCGATCTGCTGCACGCCTATTGCGATCGGGACGTCGAGACCGAACGAGATATCCACTGCATCCTGTCTCCCTGGCGACTGGCAGACCTGGAAGCCTATTGGGAGAATGAATATATCAACGATCGGGGGGTGATCGTCGATACGCACTTCGCCGCCGCCGCTTGCGAGTTCGCCGATGAGGAGAAAGCGTGGTTTAACGAGCGGCTTGCCAAGATTACCGGCAATCGGGTCACCACACCCCGGCAGTTCCAACGCATCAAGGAATGGGCGCTGCCCCGCATGAGCCCGGCTGCGATCACGGTATGCGAGTTCTACGACGCTGGTGTGAAAAAGGTCTCTTTCGATGCGGACACCCGTAACAATCTGATCGCCGAAGATGACCTGCAGCCCGGCTTCCTGACCGAGGAAATTCGCGAGTTCATCGAGATTCTCGATCAGGCGGGTAAAAGCACCATTTCCAAATATGAAACGATCTCCGAGCGCTTCGTGCACGACGAGACCGAAGACCGGAAGCGCGTTCACGGTTTGTACATGTTTGCCGGGGCGGCGCAGACAGCGCGGTTCTCCTCGATGGGCCTGCAGGTCCACAATTTGAAACGCGAAGTCTCGCCGGACGCTAGCAATATGATCGATGCGTTCACGTTCAAACGCGATCCACGACAGTACGGCCCACCCATTCACACGCTCGCCAAGCTGATTCGGCCGACCTTCACCGGCTGCCCGCACGGCGACTTCGACTTGGTATGGGGCGATTGGTCGGCGATCGAAGCACGCATGCTGCCCTGGCTGTCGCTCGATCCGCGCGCTGACGAGTTGCTGGCGCGCTACCGCCGTGGCGAGGATGTCTACCTGCATCAGGCGAGCCGTATCCTCGGCCGCACGATCACCGCTGCCAACAAGCACGAGCGCCAAGCCTACGGTAAGGTTCCCACACTCGCTTGCGGATACCAAGGCTCGACAGGGGCTTTCCAGAAAATGGCCAAAGCCTACGGCGTTCACCTGCCCGAGCCTGAAGTGCGCGACATCGTCGCCGGTTGGCGTGAGGACAACCCATGGGCGCCAACCTTCTGGGCCTCATTGGAAACGGCCATGTTCGCCGCGATGGAGCGGCCGGGATGCTCCTTCGGCGCCGGCCAGGTGCAGTATCTGTTCGACCGCGACGCTCTGGACGGCATGGGCTGCCTCTATGCTATCCTACCCTCCGGCCGACGCATCCCCTATCCCGGCGCCCGATTCGAGACCGTGACCACGCCATGGGGCGATGACAAGCTCGGCATCACCGTACTGAAGGCCTCGTGGCGGCCAAAGAAGGATGAAGACGAATGGCCGCGCATTGCACTCTATGGTGGGCTACTCGCCGAGAACGCCACGCAGGCGGCTTGTGCGGACCTGCTGATGCTGGCGCTCCGAAGCGCACCGTTCGAGCCATGGTCGCTCCGTGTCGTGCTGCATTCGCATGACGAGATCGTCATCGAGAGCCGGGACGTACCGGAGGACAGTCGTAAGCTGAAGGCGTTGATGGAAACTGCGCCACCATGGCCCTGCGCCGACGCGCTGCCGCTGCAGGCTGAGATCGAAAGCGGATTCCGATATAAGGTGAAATCGTGAGCTATGGCACACGAAAAATTAACAAAGGAGTCTTGCAATGAACATCATCGAAAAAGATTACACCACTAAGAATACAACAAAGATCGAAAGATACGCCTGGAAGTTGAAAGACCAACCGGGTGAGCTTATGCTGCTTGATAAGAAACGCCTGAAAATGCATCCGGATTATCAACGCCAACTGAGTACCGGGAGAGCCCTCGAAATGGCTTCTGCCTGGTCTTGGATCGCATGCGGAACTATAGTAATCGGTAAACGTGGTGGTGAATATTGGGTAATCGATGGCCAACATCGCGTGATAGCAGCTATGCGACGTGCAGATATTACTACACTTCCTTGTATCGTTTTCTTGACTCATACAGTCGAGCAAGAAGCGAAAGGTTTTTTGAATGTTAATTCAGTGCGAAAACCGCTTTCCAGTATCGACAAATTCAAAGCATTAATAGCTGCGGAAGATCCCGTCGCTATCTATATACGGGATCTCTTTAGTGAACTGGGGGTAAAACCACGATCTTCTGGCGCAGCATCTCCATTAGAACTGGCTTCTGTTGGTTGGTCGCTACGCAAAGCACAAGAAAACAGAGCTGCTTTCGAGACCACGGTCAGAATATGCGTAGAAATGTGCCGAAATGTCGGGCCTATCGCCGAACACCTATTGGATGGCCTATACTATATCCATACCTGCTCGGAAATAGCGATGCTCAAAGATCAAAAGTTCTGCGAGCGTTTACTTAAAGTAGGATCGGAAAGACTCGTAAACGCAGCTAGGCGCGCGTCTGCATACTATGCTAGGGGCGGGGCTAAGGTATGGGCACAAGGTATGCTGGACGAATTGAACAAGAATCTGCATACAAAATTTGAAGTAAAAACCTTAGTGAGTTCGTGATGACGATCACTGTCATTTCCAGTTTGATTGTGCTCGCCGATATTGTCGCGGTCATCGCTTGGGCTGTTCTAACTTAGCAGCCCAATGGCCGCTTACGACTTTTTTGCGTTCTCAAGCTCCAACCGCTGCAGCCGATCTTTCAGGTCCATGATGATGTCACGAGCGCCATAGACCGCATTATATTGAGTGCGCAGCTCATCGACCTGCCGCTGCAAATTGGCCGCGTCCACACCAATACGCTGACGGACATTGTCAATATCTTTCTCATTCGCCCGCCACTTCTCCAGGTGCTCGGCGCGCGGCACGATCTCCGCATGGATCGGATACCGATACTCCGTACCAATTTCGGCGAGCTTTCGACTGAGTGGTGAGATGGCCAGCGAGCCGACGACAGTGATGATGCCCATGGTCATGCCACAAGCGGAGATGATGTTCGACCATGGTGTGCGAGATCGCTCATCCAACTTGGTGGAGAGCGAGCCAAAGCGTTCGTCCATCTTCGTGTTCAGTGCACTGAGGCTAGCTCGGAGGTCTGTATTTCCAGCCTCGATGCTCTGAACACGCTGCTGCAAAATGCCGAGTGTTTGGTGGACTTCCTGATCCATCATTCACCTCATCAGAGGCATAGCGCACCCACCACAAGCCCTGCGACAAACGCCAGAACGATCAGACAGCCCGCGACGGCGTAGACGCCGTCCAGGAGCGACCAAGCTTTAGATATCCGATAGGTCAAGGATAACCTCGAAGTTCTCGGCCGAAGCCGGTGTGTAGGCTGCCGTCGCGGTCAGTACGCCCTGCAAGCCCGCCGCCTGTCCGGACGCCGCGTTGAACACCAATGCCGGCTGCGTCGTAGCTGCCTTGACGACACCATTGGAACCGGTGATGGCACCCGTGGTCAGGTCGAAGGCAATCGAGCCAAGGAAGCCCGTCACGTCATTCGACAGCGTCATCGCCGCATTGTCGGCAACGGCCGGGATCAGCGGGATCGCGGCATTGAACAGCGCCAAGCTGAACTGAGCATTGGTGACCGTGGTGTTCGACTTGCGCAGCCGCGCATTACGGACGAACCCATTGGCGAAGCCGATGCTGGATAGCGTCCAGAGCGGCATCACCACTTGCCCGATAGTGGTGGAGTTGGCCACCAGATCGCCAGCCGCGTAGGCCGTGGTATCGGTGGGACGGGCGAATGTGAACGAAACGGATTTGACGGTCATGAAGTTCCCCTCAGGCTACGGTTAAGGTCGATTGGTAATTGCGCACGAACTGCTCTGGTTTGCCCGCACCCAATATCGAATTGTAGTGCTGCTTCCAATAGTCTGCGAGACCCTCCACATCGTCGGCCGCCGGCAGCGGCGCCGGGATGCGGCGATAGAATATGCGACACATCGCCGCAGCGTAGGGCAGGTTCCCGTACATCTCCGTGACCGCTGGAGTGCGCGATTTGATCGCATTCTTGAAACTTACCAACTGGAGTACCCGCTCTTCGATAGCAGGGTTCTTGCTCAGCCACCGCTCCCAGATATCGTTGTAGGTCGCCGGCTCCATCTGCCACAACCCGATGGCCGGCCCGCCGAGCTGTTTCAGATAGCGCATGCCGCTCTCCTGCGCCGCCGTACCCATCACGAGGTTCTCCGCCGCGCGGCTCCACAGATCGAGCTGCACGAGCGCCGGGCGCACGACAAGCTGGCGGAGATGGTCGGGACTGAGACTCATTCTCGTTGCTCCTTTGCATGCGTCGACGACGCGCTATAGAGACAGGTCCAGTTCGGGTTTGCAATCTGCAGGCGCAGGCAATCTAGCATCCATTCCTGTTTCGTCATAGTCGTCGCGTTCGGCCGGTTGATCGCGATCGCGAGGTCCTTCACGTTCTCCGACAACCCCTTGACATCCGCGCTCACTTGGCCAATCTGCCCATAGATCTGCGATCGCTCCTGCGAGAGCACCCATGTCGCGTAAACTACAAGCCCGATAATCGATACCACCAGCGTCAACGGGATCCATGTCGTTGCCGTCTTGAGCTTGACCTCTTGATCTGGTGTCATCGACGATACGGGATTCCTAGTCATTCGAACGGTGGCTCATATGCTCGGTATCTTGCACTTCCTGTTTCCCTTTCTCCGCCGCTGGGCCGAGGAAGATCTGCACGACCATTCGACCGAGGATGGCAGCTTGTTCGAAGAGCTGCACCCGATCAAATAAGCTTGCGGCCGAACACGGACCAGACCGCCGTCGCCACATTACCACTAGAGTAGAAACACTGCACCGCAGTGATCGGGTTGGTATTGGCGATCAGCATCCCGCCGCCGTTCACCGTGAACAGCAAGCCGCTGGTCAGTCCGTAACTGCCTAGTATCTGCACCCGCTTGTTGAGCCCCGTAGCATTCGGACGCCGGAAGTTCAGGCGCATATCGAAAGCTTCGGTCGCCACATTCCCTTGCGTACCGACGCTGCCCTGCATCTCGATCAGGTTCGTCCCGGCCGCCGCGCTCTCCGATCGGCTGTCACCTGACAGGTTGCCCCATTTGTAGTCGTTCGCCCCGGTCAACACACCTGCGCCTTGGTTGAAGCGCATCTGCGGCTTCACGCCATCCGTCGCCGGCAACATATAGACCCATGCCTCAACTTCATCGTAGCCGGCAATGGAGAACGAGAATGACGCAACACCCGAAGCCGAGTTCTGTTCGATCAGCTGCCACGCAGGCAGACCGTTTGCCCCCAATGTCAGGACTGCCGACCCACCAATGGAAAACGTATAGGTATTAGCTGCCCGAGTGAAACTGAGAAAATCGTTCGTATCGAAATTCAATACGGGGGTGCCCGCGGATAGGGTGAGATACCCGTTGGTATCCAGGCTGAACCTATCCGTGGCGTTAAAGATCGCTGCAGTCGCATTCGCGAATGTCGGACTGTCCCCCGTACCTAGTCCAAGCGCCGTGCGTGCCGCACCTTGCGTTATCGCACCGGTACCGCCATTGGTAATCGGCAAGGTCCCGTTGACCTGCGTCGCCAGGTTGATCACCTCGCCGATGATGCGGAAGGCTGTCGAGCGTCGCACCGCGAGATAGAGGCCGTTAATCCGGATATCGCCCGAGGTGAGCTGATCGCCATTATCGTCCAGCACGCTGCCGGCGCCGAGCCCGTCGACGTTGAGCGTCACGGCTCCTGTCGCTCCCGCATGGGCAATGAATGGGAAGAGCTGGCCATCGGCATAGGCGGTCAAGCCGAGCCCGGTGGTGATCGCGTAGTCCGGCTGCGTGCCCGTGGTCACATAGGCCTGGCGCGCGGTATTGTTCGTCAGCGCTTGGATCGAGGTCGCCGACAGATGACCGATGACCCGGAAATTGCCGCCAGACGTGTATGCGACGATATAGACACCCCCGGTCAGCACATCGCCGGAGCCAAGCTGGTTGCCCTTCGAATCCAGCACATTCACCGCACCCTTGGTGTTCACATTGAGCGTCACCGCGCCTGTCGCGCTCGCATGCGCCTTGAAAGCGAACACCATGCCGGCAGCATAGGCAGCGAAAGTCTGGGAAACCGTGAGCACATAGGCCGGCTGCGTGCCAGTCGAGACCACTACGCCCGACACCGCATCTCGCCAGCGAGCGATCACGGCCATAGTCTCCCGCGCCGCGTCGTTGACATCGCGGTAGTCCATATTCTCCGGGAAACCGTTTGGCGGCGCGCTGTTGTTGCCACCGGCCGTTATCGCCCAATCGAAAATCTCTGCCATCTATCTCGCCCCCGGTGCGATGGATGCCGTCACACCATAGATATTGAACGTCAGCGCGTTCGCCGTCCCCGATCGCACGGCCAGGATATCGCCGACCGCCAGCTGTGGCCCGGCATTGTCGGTACCTGCCGCGAAGTCGAACGTCGCACCTGTTGCGATCGAGACGTCCCAGAACAGCGCGTTGGTCGAACCTGACGAGCCGCCGAACGGCACATGGAAGAACCGGAATGTCGCGGCGAGTGCCGATACATTACACACCAAGAGCCGAGTCAATTCGGTCGGCAGCGCTGCGGTGAACACGTCATGGTTCGAGGTGTCACCGGGAGTGGTAAGCGCGAGCCTGGAGCCTTGTGCGGCATTGATCGTCATTGGCCAAGCCTCGAATCGGCGGCAAGCAAGCCGGCGATAGTGGACGCCGGAATCTGGTGCAGCGGCTGCGTATAGGGCCGGAAATGTGCTTGATATCCCGCACCTAATGAACGCAAAACGGCCGGGACCGGCGGGACCAGTTTCGATATCGCGGCTTGATTTTCCGGCGATCCGCTACTTGCGTACTTACCGCGCAGGAACACGCCCTGATAATCCCGCGCAAGCCGGACAAATTCTGGTGAAACGCGCCGGCCATTGCGCCAAGCACTATTCGCGAGCGTGTCGATCGCTTCCGGATTACCTTCCGCCTGCTGCAGCAGTTTGAACGCACCGTACTGACTGTTGAGCGCCTTGACTTGCGCTGCAGTTTCCGGCGGCGCAGCTTTATGAAAAGCATCGTCAAGTGCATTCCTCAGCGAACGATAGACCGGCGAGAGGTAGCTGTCCGAAGGACTGTTCGCTGTCCGTTCTTGCAGCGTGCCAAGATGCGAACGCAACCGCTGATAATCCTTGCCGCCGATGTTACGGTTCGCATCGACCAGTTGCCGGAAATCGTCGATCACATTGGAGAGTCTCGACCGCTGTTCGAATGGTACGAGCGTACCATACGCACCTTCGATCTTACCGAGTGCGGGCTCCATATCTGGCAAGTTCACACGCAGACCAGTAAGTGCCTTGTCATATCCTTGACTGAACCGTTGCTGTGCGCGTCGCACTGCATCCTGTGAAAGTTCGCCAAGCTCTATGTCTTCTGGCGCGAAGTTCGCATGACTCATCAGCTTCGAATAAAGCGCGAATGGCCGGTTGGAAATATTATCTCCAAACCCGAAATACCCGCCTGCCGCACGCTCCGCGAGCCGACCTTGTGGCGAACTGATGATCTCAGCAGCGGTGACCGGAATATCGTTCGCCTTGAGGTTCGCCACAGCCCGCTGAAAGTCCGGTTTTCCCGCACGAGCTGCAATTGTCGGAAAAACCATCCCCGACAAGTTGCTGATCCCCTTCAGCGCACCACCCGTTGCCGTACCAACGCCACCGCCGATCGCCGCGTTCTCCAGCCGGTTCTCGACACCACCCTTGCCTTCGCCAAACCCGGCGACCGTCCCGAGCCCGGCCGCCGATACGATCGGCCGCGCCGCGAGCACATCGCCAAATATCCCGACCGGCGTCGCGAGCCCTCCGGCGATATTGCCGGCGATATTGCGGATCGGATATTTCTCTGCGTAATCGGCATTGCGGGCTCGGACGTAATCGCGTGTACGCTCGTACGCTGGCTGATAATCACCACCGGTGAGCTTGCTGATCGCACCGGAGAGCGCACCGGAAACCTCATCACCATAGCCGAAGGTCAGACCGCTGTAGAGCGCATCGGCCAGATTGCCGGACTCGCCAGAGGGCAGTGGCGGCAACGATGTCACCGGCCCGGCGGTCTGCTCGATCGGCGCATCCTGCCATCCCATTTATGGCTTCCTCCGCACATGCCCGTCAGGGCCGACGAAGCGTGTCCCCGGCGGCAACGCATTGTAGTCGTCCTCGCTGGAAACCGCCACTGGCGCCGAGCTGCCGCCAGCCGCACGCTGGTCGATCTTCGCGATGGCCGCCGCAGTACCGGCATGCTGACGCGGATGCAGATCGGCAAGCACGCCAAGCGCGTCCTTCGAAGTGCCCATACCGGAGTTGTACTGGTCGGAAAGTGCCTGCATTTTGCCCATGGCCAGATCGGTCATGGCACGCATCGCTTGACGCAATTGCGGCGGGGAGTTGGCCGCGTTCAGGTTCGCCACCTCACGTTGGATATCCGCCTCATTGCCGCCACTGCCGCGATAGAGCCGGGTGAACTCTTCGGCCACTTTGTCGCGCGCAGTGTTGAACGTGTTCACGGTCGGGTCCTGCCTCAATCCCTTGACCGTGTTGCGGCCGATATTGGCGGCCGAAGTCAGCAGCCCACCAGGTCCCACAGCGCTGTAATTGTCCAGTTCTTCGGCCTTGTCGCTCAGCAAACCGACATGCTGAATGGCCGTGCTCAGCGCGTTGAGATCACGGCCCTCTTTGCCTGAAGTGAAAGCCTTCCGCACTCCCGCTCGCGTCTGGTAATCGATCGCATCGAAAGTTGGATCGTATTGCGAAACCGATTGAATGAATTGCAACCCCTGTTTGCTCCGTGCATAGCTCGCAGTGATCGGCAACCGACCCTCGCTAGCACTCTTCACCATGTTGGCGTAGCCAGAAGGCAGAGTCTTCAGGAAGTCGTCGCCTGTCGCGCCGCCCATGCCTCCCGGACCACCGACTCCGGTCTGATCGAACCCGAGCGCTTTCACAACGTCCTCAGGCTTGGCGCCGAGCTGCGCCACGATCGCCGCGCGATGCTTGGTGGCCTCATCGACTGGTGCCACGTCGATGACATTCATCAACCGCTGACGCTCGCGGCTGCCCTGCTCTTCGTCCGTAAGCTGGCGCGCCTTGGATATCAGCTGCAACCCCTGCACTCGCTGCGCCACATTGCCGTGCAGAAGTGCCATGCCCATTTGCCGTAGCATGTCACGGTCATCCCCCGGCGCTGCGGGGAGATTGGCAGGCGTCGGCAAGCCCCCGCCAGCGGCAGGAGGCATATCGATCGGCAAGCCGGACAGCGGCGGCAGGATCTCACCCTGCATCGGCGCGGAAGGCGGCGTATATGCCGGCCCAGGCCCACCAGTCGACGGCAAGGGCATCGGCAACGAAGCGGTCTGGGCAGCGGTATTCGGCACAGGGAAGACCGGTGCGCGAGCCGCGCGCACATCATCCGCCGATTCCATCAGCGGCTGCATCGTCCAAGGGTCGTACGTCGGCATCCTGTTATCGCCCTATCAAACTCGCCTGGCCGACTGTGCTTGCTGGCACTTTCACACTATTCCCGGTCGCACCCGTGACGCCGATACGCGCCAGCAATGCCTCGACAAGCTGCTGCTGCTCGGCTTCCTTGGCTGTCCGATCGGCGGTCGCGCCCGCGATCTGACCTGCCTGGACGCCTCCCAGGCCCTTCTGGATGGCCAGATACGGATTGACCTTCGGATCGTAACCCGAGGCGAGCAAGCCCATACCAACCTGAAACAGCGGGTTCTCACCCGCATCGCCGAGCCGGTCCTGAATCGAACCGAGCCCGCTGGTGAGCGCGCTAAGCAGACCCGGCGTTGCTGGCGAGGCTTCCGGTGTCGACGATTGCAACGGTGCTTCCTCGCTTGGCTCCCGCGTCGGGCTCGCGGCGGCCACGGCGCTCAGCAATCCCGGCGGCGGTGTCGCCGGTGTCAGCGGCGCCCGGCCGGCAACCGGCGCTGGAGCAGGTGGCGGCGCACCGGGTGGCAGCTCGGTCGCGGGAACCGAGTCTACAGTCGGCGCTTGCGGATGCATACGCGCCATCATTTCTTGTTCGGCCGGCGTCGCATGCATCATTGGATTGCGTTCAGGCGCTTGGATCAAACTTGGCTGATCGGTAGTGTGGAACTGCGGATTCTGCTCCGGGGGCGGCGCCAATAAACCCGCTGTAAGCGGATTTGGTCCCCCAGGCGCCGCCCCCGGAGTGGTGCCCCCAGCACCACTTAATTTATCAGCGGCAACTTTCGCACCTGTCGTGACCGCTGTGGTGATTAGCGCCGTTGAAATCGGATCCATACCCATTTATTTAGCCCCTCCGGCCGGACTTCCCGAAGCTAATGATGCAGCGGTTGCCGCTGCGCCAATACCAGTTGCGAGCGGGTTCGAACCTGTCGACGTCGACCCACGCGACGTCGACGTCGATCCGTAATTGCCGCTGATCATAGCCAGATAGTCCTGTAACGACGACAACGGCGCGTTCTGATTGAAATTGAAGCGATTGATTTGATCTTGAAGTGCACGCTCCTGCTGCTGTTCTTCCTGCTGCCCGACTCCGGCGAGCTTCTCCGCATCGGTGTACTCCGCCCCGGCAATCGTCGGCGAAAGGCCGAGTGCGGTCGTGCGTTCATTCACACCGGTGTTATAGAGATTGGTCCCGGTACTGGTGAGCCCGGTTGCGGCCTGGACTTGTCGGTCCCGCTCCTGCTGGTAGTTGCCGCCATAGATGTTCGCTGCGAGCTGCCCCAGCGAATCCGTCAGCTCGCCCCCTGCGCCGGTCAGGTTCTGTCCCATCAATGCACTGCCCGTCGTGCCGCTGGCGCCGAACTGAGAGGCGATCGTTGGCACGACGGAGTTCGAAAATGAATCCGTGAGCTTTTTCGCTGCAGCGTCGTAGGTCTGATCGAGATAGGGATTGCTATTCAGAAAGTTGCCACCAGCGGTCTGGGCAAGGTTCGAACCACCACTGGCGAGGAAAGGCGCATAAGGGTTGTCCGAATTGCCACCGAGCACGTTCGAGGCGTAACCCGAAGCATTCACGGTGACCGGCGAGCCAGATGTTGCCCGGTTTGCGGTCGCAGACAGTGCCGATGCCGTTTCGGGGGAAAAATCCACATAGGTCTGACCGGGAAAGAACTGCGGCGGACCATTCTCGTAAATGTTCTGCGCCTGCTGAAAACCCTGCTCCAGATAAGGCTTCTGTTCCGACCAGGGTTCCGTCGTTGTCGTTTGGTTGCTGCTGCCAGATGATCCACCGCCCATGCTCATTGCATCGATTTCCTCATACGGATGAATTTCCGGTCGAAGCCATGCAACGCTGCAAGCTTTTCCCATCCCGGTCGTCCGACGAATTCAAGGTATTTGCAGCCGCGAGCGCGAGCGTACCGTTCGAGTTGCTGAAGCCCGCCGGCCCAGTCTCTGACGCCGCTGCCCACGACGATATAGACGAGCAGCACACGGTACTTCGGAAATTCGAGGACTTCCGTGACCCCGACCGCGCGCCGACTAAGTTCGCGCCATAATTGCATGCGGCCGGTCTGGATGCAAGTCAGCACGTCTTCGATGGTCTGCCCCGCGTCGAACTCTTCAAGCACGCTGGCAATCGGCCGGTCATAACGTCCCCACTCGGCGAGCGCCTCACGGGGCGGGATCAGCACAAAACATGAACGCCCTTGCCGTTTGCTCATTCCTTGCTCAAGATCTTTGCAAGCTTGTCGTCGAAGATGACGTAATTGCTCGTACCCTTACCGGCGTCTCTAGAACCTTGATCTAGATATCTGATGCCAGGGATGCCGGCGGCGTAAAGTTTACTTGTCGCTTCATCCGGGCCAATCTGATGATTGACTTGAAGTTGGCGCAGAATCCGTTCTCCGGTTATCGGTGAGTCCAATCGCGGATATGGCTTGACAGTATCTTCATCCAGACCGAGCTTAGCCAATGAAACGCGCACCTTCTCGCTCTGCTGACTCAGCGGCTTGTCCCAGTCCAGCAAGTCTTCGTGATTGACGTCGAGTTCCGTATGGTAGAGGCGGCCGCGCGGCGCAAAGTTGCCCTCCAGATGGGCGGCAATCTGTGCGTCGGTCGGGTTTGGGAACGGACCCTTGATGTAGTCGCTTCTCAGGTCGTGAATGGCGTCATCGATGTGCTGCCCCACGGCGGATGGAGACTCACCTTTCCGGCCAGAGTTCAGCCAATCGACTGCGCTGCGGATATCGCCCAGATTGCCCTGTTGCGGATTGAGTTGATGCTTCTTTGCAAGCGCCTCTCTGTATGAGATCGCCGTCGCCGGATTCTCCGCAAAGTACAGCCCATGCCCATAAGCTTGCGCGCCCTCTCCGGTTCCAATCTTGTCAAGTTTGAAATCGTTGAAATCGTGAGGCGAACCGTGGTAGGCAAAGATCACCGGTAGCGTATCCGGCGCCTCTTTTGCGACTTGTGCGGCGGTACGCCCAAACGGCAAGCCAGTGATCGCCCCCAGCGCCGATAGCTGGCCCAGAACGGTCGATTTATGCGCCTCCAGTTCGTCGGCATTGGTCGCCGCGTCCGACCAGTAGTTGACCGCATCGTGCGCCGACATGACGTTGCCGAGGACCGGGATCACATGACCCACATCGGTCAAAGTCTGCAAGCGGTTCGCCGCTGCCTGCTCTGGCGTGTAAACTCGCTTGTTCTGCAACTCACGGGAGAGACGCAACGCATCGAGCGGGTCCATACCGGCAAGCGCGGTCTCCTCGGGTGACGGCCGAAGGCGCGCAGCCAGCTCTTCAGGCGCCGGCCAGATCGCAGGCAGACCCGCCATGCTGTCACCCTTGCCCTTACCGTCTTCACCGCCGCCGAGCGCCATTATCGCGACCCCCGTGCTTGCGGCTCGAACTCCACGCGCTGCGCATGCTCGAACCCACCGGTAATGCGCACCCGGTAGCGGTGATACTGCCGATTGGTGCGGACGTTGGCATTGCCTAGCCTGTTGAGTGAAACGAACGAACCAAGAACGGGAGTCGCACTCAATCCGTTTCTGGTCAGCGGCGCCACTTCCACAGTACCGCCCGCACTATCCACAATCGGCCGCAGATGATCGAGATAGATGAAATCGCCGCTGCCGCCGAACTCCGTGGTATCGAACTCGGCCACCAGCGCCGGGCCTTCGAAGGCTGCCGCCTGATTGTCCGAATCGAAGGCGATCAGATCGAGCACTCCACCGGCGAATGCGTTCGTGTCGACCGGGATGCTGGCCGCGTCGATATCGCCGCCGAGCACGGTGTCTAGCGTGTCGAGATTGGCGCCAGTGCTGGCAAACCCACCGATGAACTGCGTCTCGATCTCGGCATAGCTGAACCGGTCCGCAACCCAATTATAGATCAGCATACGGTCATAATTCGTCACCGAAGACGATGTCCGGAATACCCAATAGATGATCGGATGCAGCCGCGCCGCCGCGCCGACCATGTTGAAGATCTCAGCCGGTGCGATCTCGTGGGTGAACCAGTCCTGATTGCGATCCGCGCTGAGCGGCCGAATCTCCAACGTCCGCCGATCCAATCGGTAGAAACCGTCCATGGCATAGTAAAAAACATAATCCTTTGTCGCAGTTACTGCGCGTGAGGCGTTTGTGCCATGACTGGTCGCAAACTCGTCGATACGGAAGACTGTCGGAGGGCCAACATAGTCCATCTTCTGGACCGAATTCTCCTGAAAGATAAATCCGGTCTGACCGCCAACAACACGCCGCACAGCGCCGCCATTGCCACGCAGTGAAAGCCGATCCGATTGCGTGGCGCGAGACGGCGTCCACAACTCCGTGTTGTTGAAACCCGACCATGCAATCGCATCCTGTTTGAACGTCGCGTCGTCGCGGATATTACCAAGCACGACGAAGTCGCGCACCACACCGATGACCTTGGCGTGCGGCGGCGAACCGGCGAGATCGTCGAATGTCGTCGACAGTCCAAGGTCGTAGAACTGGATATTGCTCGACCCGTCCGTGGCCAGCACCCGGTTCTCGAAAGTGACGAAGTCCCAAAAATCCGCCGAGTAGGTCGTCGCGGCCTGGCTCACATCCGTCCACGAAGTCGACGCGTCGAGCAAGTAAAGCTTAGTCATATCGCCGGCAAACGCGAATACCGTATCGCTCTCGTTGCGCGCCCAAAACACACCCTTCGCCGGCCCATCGAGCGCATCGGTGAAAGAAGCGAGTGAGCGCAGTTCCCGATAGGACTGCGGTCCGGGGATACAGTTCTTCGCGATCAACGCCCCCGGGTTGTTGTTCGCCGGCAAATCGGGCAGCCAGGCGCCGAATGGAAGCTGGATGGGATCGGGCACAAGCTCACTCCTTAGAACACAACTTCCGGCGGCCGGACGGCGAGCGGCGCCACGCCGCGACGGCGCCTGTTCTCGTGTTCCGTCAAGCCCTCGATCGCTTCATCGCGGAACTTGACATGCCGGGATACATCCTTGTCGCTGCCGACATAGGTCCATAGCGCCACGAGCCCGGCATGCAGATAGATATCGTAGTGATCGGTGAGCAGCGCATTCGACGGCGCCGCGTCGGAGAGCGCGGTCAGCCGGCCGTAATAGGTCGCGTTCAGCACTACGTCCGAAGTGGCGCCGGCCGCCGCGAGCAACTTCACCTTGCCCGATTCGATGGTGTAGAGCGTCTTGGCGCCAGTCAGCACGCTGAAACCGTCTCGCGGCGAGTTGGCCAGCTCGTGGAACTTGTTCGGTGGCAGGTACTCGGTCCCCGGCAGCGAGCTGCCGACGACGAAAAGATGCTTGAAACCGAGGAAACCAGCCGGCAGCGTCGCGGTATAGTCCGGACTCGATGCGGTAAGCGTGGTGTCGGTCTCCTGATCGAGCAAACGGATACGGCGACCGAGGAACGCTTCCGCGACCATGATAAAAGATGCCGTACTCGCCGCGAGGTCATCACGGGCAGACCAGCTCAACAGGTCGGATTTGAGGGTAGAGTAGTCGGTCATGCGCTCACCTCTTGCGGCGCATGGTGACGCCTATCAGATGTTCTGCACCTTGAACTTGGAATGGTCCCGGTCCATGATCTTACCGGTCAGGAAGGCGCGCCACAAGACCCCGTGCTGCTTGCCCGTATGTTCCCACTCGCGTTGCCAAGCATAATAGAGCGGCAGTGGAATGCGGCCCGCCACATGACCCCCCGGCCGGCGCTTGCCGATTTGATCCCGCAAGCGCTCCACATCTTGGAAACACTGTTGCGTGAGCAGCGCCGGGCCGCGTTCCTCCGAGATGATCTCATCACCAGTGAAATGCAGCCGGGATTGAATGATCCCGGTATGGTTCGTACCGAAATCCAGCGTCCCATGCATCTTGCGCGGGTCGAACTCGATCATTGCCCGCGCCGCTGTCCCGATGTCCGTCGACGGGTCGTGGTCACCGGATCGCCCTCGGCGATCGGCTCCGCGTCATCCTTGGCGTCACGCAGCATGCGGTTATCGGCCCGGCCACTCTCATGGCCAAAATCCTCCTGGATGGCTCTAGGATCGTCGCTGACGTGACCACGCTCGCCGTCATAGCCAAGCTCCTGCCGTGCCGCCAGGGCAGCTGCACGGTGGTCTACGGCGCTCGTGAGCATCGCCATACGCTCGCGGATCGCCTCGATGCCGAGCTTACGCTTGCTCGGGTCGGCCATATCCGCAGTCTCGCCATCCGGGAACACGATCGGGCGGAGAATCTCGTCTTTCTCGATCCGCTGCACAATCTCAATCGAAGCCTGATTGATGATATTATGCCCCTCCGGCACCTCCACAACCTGTCCTGGCACCAACTTCGGACATAGCTCGTTAATGCCTGACTCGTTGATGCGATCATCGGGCGGGCGGATGCCGATACCGCATGTGGCAAACTGATCGCCCATACGGCGAATGCGAACTAGGGGCATAGTATCTCCTGTAAATTGGGCGCGGCTCATGCCGCGCCCGCCACTATCATGGCTCGTTAACTGACGAAGCGAAGACCATCGAAAGCGTGCTGCTCACATCCGCGACGATGCCGGAACTCTCTGGCTGTGACGCGCGTAGTGTGAAGTCGACCAGCATAACCCGCTTCTCACTGTCACCAGATTTGGCAATGTCGAACTGCTGATACGGGTCCAGATAGTCAATCGACCACATATCGCTTTCGAAGATCAACACATCGCGGGACCGCTGGAAACGATCCGGAATCACGTCGATCACACCGAAGTCGGAGACGTAGACGTCGACAGCCCCGAGCGCAGTCGCACCCGAGCTAGGGCTCTTACCTTGATCCTGATACTGCGTCGCGATACGGCCGGAGTCCGTGCTGCTCGGCGAGAACATATAGTTCGACCACTTCTGCTTGATGGTCGGATGCATCAGGATGGTGTCCGTCTGCCCACCGGCCACATAGCAGCTCGCGATAACGGTCAAGATATCCGTCTCGCTCAGTGCACGCAGCGCAACAACCGCGCCAACCGCATCGACTGCCGCCGCACCTGTCGGAAAGCCGCTGACGAGCGCCGCTGGATCCGCGCCATCCGTGCCACCATTGGAGTTATACCGATTGGTGTTCGCCCGCATCCAGACCAGGTAGGAGCCTGCCTGACCAGCAACCGTAGTCGTACCCTGCACAGCCGCATTATTGGCCAGTAGCGCCGATTCGCAATCACGCTGCAGCTCCCGGCCCCCCTTGGCGATCTGGTAGCCCAGCTCGTCGCGCCGTCCGGCTTTGCGGACCTTGTCCGCGCGACGCGTGGTCACGATATCTTTGCGGGAGATCTGACAGTGGTTGCCAATGCGGGATCCCGCAGTCAGCGACACACCGACGAAACCCGAGCCAGCCTGGCCAGCCGCGCCTTCGGCGAAGAAGTCATCGCCGTCGACGTGCTTGTTGTCCGACCGCGCCGCCGCGAGCGAGTCGGTGACCCACTCGTGTGCGTCCTGATCGCAGGAGCCACGGCCCCATTTCATATGCGCCGGCCGCTCGGTCGGCGAAATGTTGTAGATGGTGTCCATCAGATCTTCACGGGCCTTGTTGCCAATGCCCGTGCGATCGAGTGCTCCGGTAGGAGGTGCCATTTATCGCCCTAATACACCCTCAGTCGAGCAAAGCCGCGATGGCGCGTCCAGCATCCCGCATGTTCCCCGTCTGCTTCGCAACTTTCTGCCGCGACCTGAAATCGCGTTGCTTCTGCACGGTCGGAGATGCTTTCTTCTGGAGTTGCCCCCCATTCGCCGCAACGGTCTTCGGTGGCTTGGCCGCTTTCTTCTGCATCGATTGTTTCTTCTCTGCCTGGAAAGCGTCGTAGAGCCTCGCCTTCTCCGCGATGCGGAGCATCCGACTATCGTAGATCTGGTTCAACTCGTCCTGCACGAAGCCGCTGTCCGTCAGATATTTGACGAGCCGGCCTTTGCCATCCTTATCCCATCCAGGGATATGCCTACGAACGGTTTCCAGTTCCTGATCGACGAGCGCCGCCAGATTCGCGTTGCGCTGCTGAGCTGTGTCCGAGTGATGCCTTTCTATCTCTGATTTGATCCGGGTTAAGATGCCGTCGACCTGTTCCACTCGATCCGTCATAGCCTGTCTCTGCACGAGCCATGCTTGCGGGTTCTCCATCCTGAGTCTCTGCATGTCTGCCGAGTTCACATCCCCGACCAGCAGTTGCCGCACCGTCTGCACGATGCCGTCTGCAAGGGAGAACTTCTGACCCAACTGGTCTGCGACCTTGGAATGGGCCGTCTGCAGGTCTCGCCGATGGGTGGCGAGGTCTTGAGTCTTGCGGTGATAATCCTCGGTACGCTGGTAGCCTTGGATCAGCTCGCGTAGCGGGACCTTCGTGGTCTCGCCATTGACCTTGATCGTAAACTCGGCATCGAGGTTGGGCCTTGCGGTCTTCTCTTCGGCGTCGTCGCGATCGTCGGTCTCTTCATCTGCCGGATCTGAGTCTCTCTCATCGGAGTTGGGCTCTTCGGCGTCGTCATCTGGATCGTCGTCATGCTCTTCAGGCTCGTCTTCCAGATCCTCGTCAGGTCCCGGGTCCGCGCCCCGCGTATTCCGATGCTTCGTGATCTGCTCATCGGCTTGGATCACGCGGTTCGAAATACCGCGCTCGGCAATCCGATTGCCAGCTTCCGTTAAAGATAAGGGTTTTTCCTGGGGCATGCAACTTTTACCTGCAACTGGGGGCTATACGTTATTCGGCGTTCTGCTCTTTCAGCATTCGATTGCGGATCGGCCGCACCATTTCCATCTTGATCGCGAGCAACGCATGCAGTTTGCGAACGTGTCCAAGCGCGATTTCATCTTTCGCTACCGAACCATCGAGCACACAGCTCTCAAGGTCCGCAATGCATTGGTTGCGAGCGCGGTCGAAAGTCTCTTTGAAATCCATGTTGTCCGCGAGCCGGCGAGCACGGGCTACTTCCTGTTCGGGAGTGTCGCGGGACATTAGGAAGACCTCAACAGCATCTCGATCGCCAATCGATCATATTTCTTATCGCGTTGCCGCGTCTTTTTCACAATAGGCGGCAATTTCTCGAAAGTCAAAAGCGCTGCCTGAACGTCCGTTGCATCGACTGGCGCGCGCGATCGCGGTTTGTTCTTCGGCTGCACCGAAACGGGCTCTTGCCGGCGTTGCACCGGCTTGACGATCATGGCATGCGCGTGACCCGCACCCGCACCGCCTTTGCGCCGACGCTGCTGAACCACCGGATTGGCATTGAGCCCGGTCGCCTGCAGGATATCGTTATTCTCGGTGATCGCAACAGCGCCGCTCAACGTCAGCGTCGCCACACTCGACACACTGTCATCGACCTCGGTGATCGCGGCCGAACCGGAGATGCCCACATCCAGCGCGCCAGCGGCGCTGACCGTATCTGCAGCCTCGGTGACCGCAGCAGCGCCAACCAAGGCTAGCGCGCCCGCTGCGCCGACACTGTCATCCGCCTCGGTGACCGCGCTCGCCCCGCTCAACGAGAGCGTTGCGGCCGAACCGATACTGTCATCCGCTTCGGTGATCGCTGCGACGCCCGTGGTGGCGCTGGTGCCATCGGCAGATACGCTGTCGGCAGCCTCCGTAACCGCAGCCGCACCCGCGATCGCCAACACACTCGCTGCGCTGACGCTGTCAGCAGCTTCGGTAATCGAAGCAGCTGCAGCCAGGGCAAGTGTGCTCGCCGAACTGACACTATCGTCGGCTTCGGTAATCGCAGCCGACGCATGCAAGCCGGCAAAGCTCGACGGTAAAAACCGCCGTCGTTTCCGAAACCCGGTCCTGACGAACCAAACGGGCAAAGGACTATTCTTCCTCGATCACTGCAGTGAACGCGAAAGTCGCGTCATCGGCGAGTGTCGTTTGCATACGAACGACGAGACCCTCGGCATTCTTGGCCTTGGGGCAATATGCAGCATCCGGATACCAAACCTCTAGCGGTGCACCACGGATATTCCAGCCATATTCATAAAGATTGACTGCTGTACTGGATGTCGTCGCCACCGTTGTACCATTGGTTTCACACGTGGCGCCTGCCGCCGTGTCCGCACTATCCATCGGCTGTGGCGTCGTACCCGTGCCATTGCCGGAGGTTACGGTTGCCGGCAATCGAACGATGCTGATACGGACACCTTCCTCTTGCGCATCGCCAACCTCAGAAGTTTGCCCGACGATGAAACCACGCAATTTGATCGGCTTCTGCGCAGCCGGCAATATCTCGCAAAGATCGGTATCACCACCCGCCGCCGTCACTGTCCCGGAAAAACCGACCGTATAGATCCTGCCCATTCCATCCTCCTAAAAGCGTTGCCTGAACGTCCGCGATGATCGACGACGCAGCGGCATCGACGTAGCTGCAGCACCGCCAGCAACGGCTATTTCAAACCCGAGTGCGTTCGATGTAAACACACCTGAAGAACTACCAGTGACTTGCACATCTGCCCAGTCGACAACCTGCGAGGTCGACCCGGTGCGATATTCAGTCTGAAGACTTGTGTAAGCAGCCGTTGGCGTCTGCGTGTCGAACAGCTCGGTGAATGTCGCTCCTGGCGTCACCGGCCCGCTATTTTCAGCGCCATTCGAACAGCGGGAGCGCATGCCGACTACAAGCGAAGTCGAAGCTGGCGCGCTCGGCAGATTCATCGAAAACGCCGCATCACCGATCGCATGCGAGGTTATCGAATTTGCAACAAATGGTGTCGTCGGGTCATGATCGGTCACGTCGAAGATGTGAATGTTGTGGTGGTTATCACTGGCTCCATCCGAACTACTGACCGTAACGGTCATAGGTAACCCGACGATTACAGGCGCAGACCAAACGACCAATGCCTCCGTATATCCACTATTGCTCTCGGCAACATAAAAGCGCTTTGTCCAAGTGAGGTGGCCAGCAAGGTTATCTGCAATCGAAAAGGTGCCAGTCAACAACGTCGAGGCATTAATGAATGCGACAGCAACGACCAACAAAGAACTATTGCTGGGCGTGTGCGAATTCGACGTAATCGTGACTGTGCCAGTCGCCTCCGTCGTCTTGGAGTCGCGACCTGTAATCACGATTGCCATTAGGCATTTCCAGCCGTCAAGGTGAAACTGGTCACGGTGAAGGACTGTGCCGCAGCGAACGACGTATTGTCGACTGTCAGCTGACCACCACCGCCTGTAGCGGTCACAGAGCCCTGGATGTGGCAGGTCGTACCATCGCTGGCATAGATACGGAAATGTGCCGCCGTGCCCGTGTTATCGGCGCTGGTATCCTGCCACGTGCCCGATTTGGCCTTCGTCCCGCCGCTCGCCGCAGCCATCCAATCCGTGGGCAGCGTCAGCGTCGCCAGCACCGTGCCACTGTCCGCCGTGCCGCAGTCCGCCGGCTGTGCACCGGTGCGAATTTTCATCACTGCGTCCGTCCCGATCGCAGTCTCGACTGCATCGAGCTTGGCGTTTCTTACAGAAGTCGAATACTGAAGTGCCATGAATCAGATCTCCTTATTACCGAGCAATGCACCTTCAAGAAAGCCAGGTGCATGGATAATTGCAGTCTCACCCGGACCGACCCGATCGGCAAGACCGAGCGCCGTAAGCTCTTCCCGCGTCATCTCGCGGCCGATGGTGATAACCGAGCCGTCTTCAACTCGAACCACTACCGGACAGGTGAGTGCATCTACACATTCCTGCTCGGCGAGAACTTCGAACACTGCCGGACAGCTCCCCAGGGTACACCGCGCAGACAGTTCTTTCACACGCATCATCCGATCTCCACACCAATAGGTTTACCTTCATCGTCATATTTGACCGTGCGCGGCGCCATGGCGTTCGCATTCACCGCTGCCTTGATCTCCTGCGTATGATCGGCCAACATCTTCTGCACATCGGTCAACAGCGACTGCCGAAGGTCCTCGAACTGTGCGCTCTGGTCGGGCATCTGCGCCTCGCCGTTCATCTCGCCGTCTTCGGTATCGGCCAACTCCTGCCCGGCACGCGCAAACTCATCCGCCGCGGTACTATCCACCGGTGCGATACCTTCCTTCAACGCACGAGCGTTCAACTCCTGAATCTGCGCATCACGGAGTGCGATCTGCGACTTCAGGTCTTTGTTCTTGCGCTCGGACTCATCGAGCCGGTCCATCGCTTCGGCGGCCTTGAAATCCGCATCGAGCTGCGCCTGTTCGGTCTCCGCCTTCCGCTTCGCAACCATGTCGTCAAGCTTACCCTTGGCCTCGACATCGCGGCGCTTGGAATCTTGCGCCAGACTCTGTGCTTGAGCCATCGCCAATTGGTCTTGCGCTGTCGGTTGCGGCTTTGGCGGACCTTGATATTCAGGCGTATCGGGATCGATGAAATAGGTCCCGGCATGACCGAGATTGGCCTGCTCGATCAGCCGCTCCAGCGTCGCATAGAGCTTCTTTGGATTGACAAGCCCAATCTGCAACGCCTCTTTCTGGATGCCGAGCAACTGCACGAGCAAGCCGATCATCACCTGCTTGTTGTTGAACCCGAGCCCGACATTGACGCTGATATTCGAACGCGCCTTCCACTTCGACGGGTCCGCCGATACCCATTGGCCAGCGATCTTCACCTGCTGAGGCTCGGTGAAATAGGTTCGAAGCAGATAGTGGATCTTCTGAAAGACCGTCTTCAGCCCGGTCTCGGCAAACAGCCGCGTCAATAGCTCCAGTCGCTGGCTTGCCTGCTCCAGCGCCCCGAGGAAGGCGCCCATGGTAGATTTCTCCAGCACAGACGGATCGAGCGTCAACGTCGGCGCCACACCGGTGCGCATCTCGGGCAGCTTGCGAAACTCGGTGATTACCGCGCCGATCTCGGCGACCAGCGACTGCACCTGCTCGGGCATCACCGCTTCGGCCGGGTTGCCGCGCACCAGCACGACCTCGGACCGACCATCGAGGATCTGATCCATCGTCGCGTTGTCGCTGGTGATCGCCTGTTCGGCAAGATATTTGCGGCGCACGTTCTGCCGATAGATGTTGTCGAGCATCTGCCGCGTCAGCGTGGAGATCAGCTCCTGCAGGTCGCTGACGATCTCGGCATAGGACAACCCGATATGCTTATGCGGCATGAGAATGGCACTCGCCGCGACGATCGGCACATAATCGTCCGGCTCATTCTCCAGGACCTTCGTGCCAGCCATGAGCACTCGGCGTCGCTCGGCGATACCATCGCCATCGTCATCGAAACGCAGATAGCACTCATGTACCCACACGGTGCGGTCTGCCTCGTCATCGAACGTCTCATCTGCGTCGTCCGGGTTCTCATCCGTGTAGAACAGCCGGACGACCCTCTCGTCATTCCAAGTCTCGCTATCGGTCGGTCCAAGGTCCTCAAGATCGGCCTCGGTGAACCCCTCCTCTCGCAACCACGACATGGTACGCTGGACTCGGTGGCAAACGAACCCCGCGCCATCGAGGTTGAGCTTGGTATAGCCGTGCTGGATGATCACTTCATCCGGCGGCAGCGGCTCGACCACCGCGCGACGGCGCTCTTTCTCATGCGACACCGCAATATCGCGCGTCCCGTCCGGATGCTCTTTCTCGACTACCACATCGCCGTTCGGCTGCGCTTGCGCAAACTGATACTGCGCATCGTTGGCACGCACGAAGCGTTGCGTCTCGGTCTCGGTCCATTCGCGCACCGAGATTTTGACGTAACCATTCGGATACATCAGGATGTCTTTCACCCACGAATACAGCGTGAGGAAACCGCTGTCTTCCTCGGAACCGTTGTGGAACCAGTAGTTTACGACGTCGGTCTCATGTCGCGCCTGATCTTCGTCCTCCGATCCGCTCGCCGCGAACTCGACTGCGCGCGTCCCGCCCAAGAACACACGCATGATGGAGGGTAGGCACCACTCCACATTCTCAAGTACTTCGCGGGATACGTATTTTGAGTACCCGTCCCGCTCGTTGCCGAACTCTTCACCGTAGTAGCGGGAGAACATGGTCTGGCGCAGATTGGTGACGTCGCCACCCTCCGAATTGATGCCGCGATCGACGAAGAACTGGATCCGTTCGACCAGTTCCTTGTCGTCACCCTTACGCCGCCTAGCCATTGCTTCCCTCACACGAATACGCGAGCCGCGCAGTCGGACGCGTCGAACCTACCGCCACGCGACTCACACCTGCAGTGCCGATCTGCAGATCTCAGTAGCCTTTGCCGCTCCGATCATCGACGTAATCGGCGACTTTATCGCGAGCCTGCTGCAGCAAGGTCACGGCATCGGTCAATCGAGAGTCAGCAGCCATACGCTCGACGGTCTCGACCGCTTCCACGATCTTCAGCTCAGCTGCGCACATCAGTGTCATATCATTGCGACGCATGTGATCGATCCTTTCAGTTCAGCAGGCCGCCGAAGACGCCGGTCCCAAGACCGCAAGCCTAGTGGCTCGCTACTGCAGTGCCGATGTGCAGATCTCAGTAGCCTTTGCCGCTCGTGCTCTTGATCTTCACCGGCGCTTTGCTCGAAGTCACGACATGCGACTTCGCACCCTTGCCCATGCCCCGCTTGCCAACCGTCCCGCGACCCATCTTCGCCATTTCACAATCTCCAATCGTTCTCGGTAAACTGATGGTTCCTGCGCCCATGCGAACTGCGGTTCGTTGCCCGTTCGCTGCGCGCCAGCTCGCTAGTGTCTTCACTTGGTTGTTGTATCATGCGCCGGTGACGATATCCATGCCCCCATTGCATGAAGCTATCGCCGCCATGCTTGGCCCAGTTCCGTAGCAGATGCGGTTGGAATTCTTGGTTCTTGTCGTCCCAGCGATAACGCACGTTCTCCAAGCAACGCACGCCTTGCGCACACTTCTCGTCGTCGAAGAAACAAGACTCCATCACGTCGCGCGTAGCATCGATCCCTTCTTGCTCGGACGGTATGCGTGGCACGACGATCGTGGGCTTGATCCCAAGCTCTTCTAATATTTCGCGTCGCGTTTTCGAATCACGCTGTGTCAGCTCGGTCACTTCTATGTCATGCGGCAAATAATGCTCGCCATAGACATAACGCTTTTCTTGCACAACCTTCGCATAGTGATGCAAAGGCAACAGCCTGTCTTCATAGTAGTCTATGAAACGGTTCTCATGACCTACAAGTTGATGAAACCAGATCGCGGTCTTGTCGTTGTGGCCAAGGTCCCAGAAGGTGTTCACGGGCACACTGGGCGTCCATGGCACTGGCCGCACACGACCCTGCTGACGCAAGCCAGCCATAATGCTGCCGAACGGTGCGCCATCGAGAATGCCCCGAAAGGCTTCTTCAGGCGTCGACGGGTACTCACGAAACATACGGTCGCGTTGCTCGCGTCGTTTCTTCGCGTACCAGTATTTCTTCGGCGCCGGCAGATCGAGGGCGTGATAGCGCTGCAGCTCACGGAAATACTTCTCGTCATCGGATTCGAGTTGCACATAGTCGTGCAACTCATATTCCGGCGACTGCCACCACGGGTAGAAGAAAAACTTGTAGTCCATGGCAGTCAGCCGATCGCCGCGTTCGGTGGCCTTCCGTGCCGTTACCGCCATATCGTAAAAATGCCCGTGCGCGCCCTCGCCAGTGCTCTCGATGAACACCACATTGCCAGGCCCAACGGCGTTGAGCGCACCCGACACGACCTCGTCTGCCTTATCCGGGAACTTCGCACACATCTTGCCGAACTCGGAGATGTGCAGATACTGCACGGTGTCCGAGCGCATCGACGTACCGACAGTGATGTAAGAACCGTTGGCAAACTTGAGCTGGCCAGCCCGGTCCTGTTCCGCTGCCGGACAGAAGCGCTCACGGAAGTCGTCCGGGATCATGTCGTAAGCGAGCTTGATCTTCTTATCGAAGAACTTGCGTGCGTCCTCCTGATTATGCGCGATCACACCGCACGAAGTATTGGCGTTGAACAGCGCGGTATCCAGCAAAAACAACTGAATGAGAGTGGTGAAGCCCTTCTGCCGCGCCTTGGTGATGATGTTGAGGTTGTGGCGGTTCTTGTAGAGGTCATACTGCTCGGCGTTCATCTTGAACGGCACAAGGTTACCGTTCTTGTCGACGATCTGGTAGATCGTGTTGAGCCGCAACAACGGGTTCGCGATCAGCATCTCGATCGACATGCGCGCGTAATTGAAGCGCGGCGCTGCCGGTAGCTCGAACTGGCTAACCATCCTCGATCACACCCTGCTCGCGGAGCTGGTCTTCGCTCATCTCGTGCCGCGTGATCAATGCGGCGAGCGTGTTCTTGTCGTAGGACTGCTGCACATCCTGCTTAGGCCGGAAGGCGGCATTGCGACGCTCCAGCCACCAGCGCGCGTCTGGCGCACTACCACCACACGCGGCATCGAACACCACATCCGTGCAGCGCAGATCGGCCTCTAACGCGCCTTCATCGAAAGCCGCATTGAACTCGGGGAACTTCGTACGCCAGTTGCGGACAGTCTGCTCGGCACAACGGAAATGCACCGCGATACGTCCGGTATCCAGGATCCCTGCCTTGCCCAACCGGCGAGCACGTTCGACGAACGACATGCTGAACGTCGTGCGACTATGACGCGGCATACGGTTCTCTGCCGCCGCCCAAGCTTCGGCTCTGGTCGACCACAGCACCATCGAACGCGCAAACGCGCCGTCATCGGCAATGACGGTGCGTTCCGGTTCTGCTTCGGGAGGCAAGTAACGCTTAGCTCGTTTTCGGTTCATCCGGCGACTGCACTTCCCCGGTCACAGTGGACTCGACCGGTCGCGGAAAGCCAGGATCGAGCTGGACTTCATTGTCGAAATCATAGCTCTGAATGGTATCCGATGCAACTTCCGAGCGAATACGCAGCGCTTCCCATTCATCGTCGGTCGGCTCGCGGCCTTCGGCGATCATGCGCACGACCAGGTCTTTAAGCTGCGTTAGCGCGTCATAAGCGGCCTCGCCTTGCGCCGAGATCTGCGCCAGCACACCGAGGAATTTCGGCACAGCCGGATTGACACCTGCATACTGCACGGCAGCCGCTACAAGATTAATTACTTGCGGCAGCATCAGCCAAAATTGTCCGTTGCTCATTTCTGCTCCTGTTCGCTTGCTCGTCTCACCGCGAAATCCATCAAATATTCAACATCTTGACGAAGAACATCCGGAATCACATGCCCTTGCCGCTCATAGTGGAACTGCAATGCACAAGAAATCATCTCGTGCGAACGCATATCCGCACATTTGCCATCATTCAAAAATGCAGTAAGCGCACCATAAACCACTGTTCACACCTTCAACCGATCCGCAACCAGCGTCGCATAGCCGGCGATGTCACGCCACGAATCCTCGTAGTCCGGGTCGCCATTCAGGATCCGCGCAACCTTGTGCTGGATCATCTCCAGCGCCTCACGCTGATCGGGCGCCAGTCTACCCCAGTTCGGCGTCACGGCCATATCCGCCTTCAGCCGCTGCGCAATCGCCGCATGGCTGTCGAACCGACCGTAACGGGCGCCGCGCTCGGCGAGCACCTCGCGAGTAGCGTCATGCACGGGAACACCAACCCCTTCCGGCTCAAGTGGCAACCGTGAACATTGCGAAGTGTGGAACATGGATTGCCCGCATTCGGGACAAGGCGGATCGATCGACTCTCTCATCGCGTCACCGCCTCGACGGCTTCCACAAGTGCAGTCATCTTCGGCGCCAATGACGCCAGAGCGCCCGTTAGCGCGTTCGTGACGGCCGTAAGCTTCTCGGAGGTACTCCCACTCGTCTCGGCAGCGTTTCGTAGCTGTACGAGCTCCTGTGCCAGCGTCAGCACCGTATCGGCGGCGGGCTTAGCCACTTTATCCGCTGCCTGGATACGTTTACGCACCGCAACCGGGATCTGGCGATCCGCGATCAGCGCGGCCGCACGCTCTTCGAACACCACGAACGTCCCATAAGACGCAAACGCTTTCTGTTCGACCGTCTTCGCGGTCCCGATCGCATTGACCGCCGCAAGCTGTGCGCAGCCGGAGAGTGCGACCATCATTGCCACGATCAGCAGCACAGCGAAGACCGGCCAGGCATTCGCATGCAGGCTGATCGATTCCTTTTTGGACATAGACCTTTTCCGGTAAAGAAAATCTGGGAAGCGGTCCTGCAGATTAACAACTTGCGCGGGCTCGCGCAACATCTCCGCAAGTGTCGCCGGCGGGTTGAATGCACGATCGGTCATCACAGCGTCCCGCACGGTCCAAGAATCTGCAAGCTCCGAGGGCCGCGCCGGACGCATCTCGCGATGCTGCGCAGTGATGTCCGTCACACGGACCTCGCCATCCGGGTCCCGGATGATTTGCAACGTGCCCTCCATCGGCGTGAAGAGGCTGGAGGTTACCATCGGCGAATCGTCACCACCGAGCAACTGCACCGGTGGCATGCCGGGTCCGACACTCACGACACCGGAATGCACCGGCTGTCCCTGTCCGCCAGCCGGCCCGCTAGGGGCCTTCTTCAACACACCGCCAAGCGCTGGCCGGTCCGTGATCAGCCGCAACAGCAGGTTGACCAGCCCAAGCACAGCCACGAGGGCACCCTGTCCCTGATCGAACACCAGTCCGATAGTCTCTCCCGATGGCACAGCCTGCACCTTCGCCGGCCATAGCACATTGGCCAAGCCGAAAACGATGACTGCGGCATTGACCACGACCGTCTTGTAACCATCGAGACGCGGGACTTTGATCACCAGCGCTCGCGGCTCATTCATCTGCGATACCATTGCGACACCTCACCCTCAAACCTACGAACTTCACACAGACCGTCCCGATCGGCATACCACACAACGGTTGCGACAGCCAAGAGGATCGCTGCCACAATCACCAACGGCCATTGGATCTGCATCACTCACCTCGCCTTCCGTTCTCACGCTGATTCGCTCGCCAGAGGCGCTCGGCTTCTTCTTCGGACATTGGAACCCGATCCTTCATCATCGCCGCTTGTTTCGCTATGTAGGCCTCCGCCCGCGCATTCACCGCGTCGTCCGTACGGATCGGAGACAACGGTTCGCCGAGCGAGCTAGCCTTCTCCATGATCATCTCACGGAGCACGGACGACCGCGTCACCACCTTGTAGCGACGGCGCCGCTGCACGTATTTCACGATCGCATCGAGCGCATCTTCATGCTCGATGTCGATACGGACTAAAAGTTGCTTCGTCATTCCTCGCATGACCGGAAAAATCCTTTCATATCAACGGGTTATAGTTTGGATGTACGTAAGTATGCCGTAATTGGTAGTTCGAATCAACCCCAAAAACACCATACTCAGCAACGCTTTTCACAAGCTTTGCGCCAACCCGTTGTCTGCTGATATACATCCCTAGGAGACAGATCTTAATAGCACTTTCCATAATGTGTTCACGATTCGTTCTTTTTTCTCACTCAGCCCTCCCGATAGTATGTATATCACAGACAACGGTCTTCCTAAAAACCCGGCTGCCGCCGCGACCACCTTGTGTTTTTCGTGGTTTTCGCCGGTTACCAAAAACAGCATACATACCGATATAAAACCTCTTGACATTACCCCAAATTATTTTAATGTCTCTGCAAGGGCTCTGGCTATGCAATCGCACTCACACCCTAAATTCTGGAATCACGATTCAAAATTCTGTTACCAAATTTCGAAGTGCTAAAAAAATTTACTTACAACCTCCGGGATACCATATGTCACTTTTGACATAAGCCAAAAACCCCTTTTATAGGATATGCACTATGAGCAGCCTCAAATATTTTTCCGATTGGAACGGTCAAACGGCCGAACTGATCTCCGTCATCGGTCTACCGAATGCAGAGTTCGCCACGCGCTTCCCGCTGGTCGAAGGCAGGCGTTTCGATGGTTTTGACATGATGGTTGGCTACGCCGCTGGCAGCCGGGACATGCTCCCGGTCATGCGTGCCGTCGAATACAAAGCCCGGCCGTCCAGGCATGTGTGTGATGACCGCTGCCTTCATGCCACTGGCAAAGTGATGCGGTGCGAATGCTCTTGTGGCGGGAAGAACCATGGCAAAGGGCATCGCTGACACCCTGCAAGCAAGCCTCCTCCTGGACAAATTCCGGGAGGAGGAGGTCCGGCGGCTTGCCGAGAAAGCCGACCAGATGCGTCGTGGCGTCTATGACGACCGCGCCGCATGGGCGAATGATTTCTGGCGAAAAAAGAACGTAGAAATTCTCGACGCGGCTATTGCTATTCTAAATACTTAACCCGTGCATTGAAAGGTTTCACCCTATGAATTTCATCGCTTTGACTGCCCCTGCCGGCAACGTCTGGCGCCCACATCGTCGGCTTCACCCGTGTGCCGGGCGACAACTTCACTCGCGTTCAACTGGTGACTCTTGTCGACCCTGAAAGCGTGGCTGAGGTCGTCAACCGCATCCGTGCTGTTGGAGGGGCGCCTCACATTCCCACTGCCTCGGACCAAGGCCCGAACCATCCGGCAAGCCGCCAGATGGCTCGCCACGGTCGATAGCCACTTCCGTGCCGAGCTGCGCAAGGCCTACGGCGTCCGCGCCGAGACCATGCGCTATGCCCATCACGAACTGCCTCGCCTCCTGGCTGTCCGCCGGATCTATCACAAGGCCGGCAGGCAGCTCGAACGGGCGTGGAACACTTAGGAGTATCGAAAATGGATCCGATAGCCCACGGACGTAACGTGAAATACCTGGAGGACCTCAGGGACGAGCTCCTCCCTTCCGACAGGCATTTCCGCAGTATGGAATGCATGCTGACTCACTATGGGGTAGACATGGAGGACCCCGCCGCAAGTACTCCTACCAACCTCGCGGACTGCGTGGCAGCCATAGCTCGCTTACGCAGGTTGACTTACTGACGATCCTGGCGCCTGACCTGACTGTGTGAAGGAGAGGACTATGCAACGTTGTAAACGGCTTACCGGCTATCGGCACGTCTACGGCGCCGATAGCACCACCAGCATGGCGGCCCGGCATCGCGCCGAAGCCGCCAAGCATCTGCGTCGCGGATCGGAGTTCCGCGACCGTCTGGTCATCCAGCTATGGCTCGGTCCGATCGTCGCGCTGCCTCACGACCGTACCTGGATGGTCGACTATGCCCGAGCCTGTGTGATGGCCGCCAGGCGGCAGCGCATCATCGCCAGCGCCTGGGGCTCTCGCCTGCCGTGACGTCTCTTCCTGCCGGCGCCTCTGCCGGCAGTGACGGACGCCAATGTCCGAAACCGGAAAGGGAAGTTCCATGCTACGAGCCATCAAGAAATTTCTCGGTTTTGGTCACAAGCCTCGTCGGAGCGCTAGCGCCGAGCGGGCTGTGAAGCATGGTGAGATCATCGCGAAGGTCGGGCCTACGACGCGCGTCACAAGCCACGCCGTCCCGGTCCGCGAGACTTTGCATCTCGACAAGGGCGGCAAGGTGCACCGAGGTGGTGCTCGGCCTCGCCACTGACGGATAGTCGGCGCGAGGGCGATTGCCGCTTCGCGCTGGCGCCTCCAGGCGCAAGCCCCCCAGCGGGCGCCTGGAGGTTCGTTTTTACCCTATCGAAACCAGAAGAACATTGTGACGTTGTTTCGTTCCCTTTGTGGCTTTTATGTGGTATTGCAGTGCACTACACGTATAAGTGATCAGTTTTTGTGGTATTTCACACAGACACCTAGACTAAAGTATTAAAATTTTGAGGCTTGACAGCATTGACTCAAGTTTTACTCCCATGTTACTCTGGTTTTATCGAACAGGGAGACTACCATGAAAAAGTTTGAAGAGATCCTAGAGCAAATCGAAGTCCATATCCAACACTACTACGACGGCATGCTTACCGGCAGCGAGGCGAAGAAGCGGATCGTTGCCGAGCTCGCTAAATCCGATGACGACAAGCTGAGGATCGACGACGAAGCGGCACACGACGGATAATACATAAGGCTCCCGGTAACCGCCGGGAGCCTTTTTTATTGCACTTAGCCAATTGTGGCAACGACCTACGGAGTATTGCTTATGACTCTTCCTATCGTAAAAAACATCTACGAGTTCCGCGCCAACCTTCGCGTGTTACGTTGTCAGGTCGACAGTGCTCTCGTGATGGCTGACCTGGGCAATTACGTTGTTGGCAAAGATACGTTGCCGGCGGGCGAGCGGTTGCCGGTGGGCGAGCGGGCTTTCATGGCTTTGTTGGCGATAAAAGAAATGCTGGTGTCGATGGGCGAGGATTTCGCCGCTCTCGAAGACGCGATCTCCGAGCAGATCGGAAACGGCGACTGAAACGCAAAAGCGGCTCGGGGGGATGCTCCCGAGCCGCTCTTATCCGAACGTCTTATGCCTTCGTACTAGCGCACCATCACTATAAGGAGTCCCCCGCATGGTGTCAACCACACCTATCACCTTCCATCCTCTCGGCGCTGTGATCTCCGGCGCCGAGCTGCGCCAGTTGCGCACTACGGATCTACGTCTCTCGCAACGGCAGCTCGGCTTGGCGCTTGGCGTCACCCCTGCCACCATCTCGAACTGGGAACTCGCCGCGAGCGTACCCGTCGCCGGTGCGCTGCTCGTGCAGCTCATGGTCGGCTTGTGGAAGCCGCATGAGCTCCGCGGACTCCTGCTACGGCGGGCGGTCGGCGAATGACCATCGAGAAAACCCGCCCACGAGCAGACGATAAAGGCGATTGGCTGGTGACCTGCAACGAAAAAGGCTGCCGCGAATCGCTCGACGCTAAAGATCGTCATTTCCAACAAGCAATAACGTTCCTGCGAGCTAGAGGCTGGCGAGCGTATGACAGTTACGGCACATGGATGCATATTTGTGACAAATGCCGTCAATTAGCCAATAAGTGATATTTTCTCAGGCAAGACCGGAAATAGCCATACCTTGTGGTATTTCCGGTCCTGCTCTTCATATTCGTAATGGAATGCAATATTATACTGATCGAGGATGCGCTTGATATTGGCAAAACGCTTATTGCCATTCAGCGGGTCCATATCGAACAGCTTGCGGATCTGATGCATACTGACTGGCCGGTACTGGTGTTGTGCCCCGACATCGTTCAGATACTCGCGGACCATTTCACACTCCGGCGCTTCGGTCGTGTGCTTGGCGTTCCACTGCTCGCGGACAGCATCCTGCTCCGCCGTCAGCCACCACGGTCGATCGTCTTCCATAACCTCGTGCCAGGCCTCGGCGAAGCACTGCTGCAGGTCGATTCGCCCCAAGGCGTGCAGGTCGATAGCGCTCACCTCCAACACGAGGAACCGCCTCGAACCTGTCTCATCGCTCAGCTCCAACGCGTTCTCCGTACCGGTGAACACCGTCATGCGCGGCCGCGAGACCGGGTGCTGGGCATAGGCGACGCGAAACTCGTCATAGTCCTGGGAGATGAAATCCTTCAATGCTTCGGCATCCGAGCGCTTGAAGGTGTGTCCGATCTCGTTGAGGGTGCAGACCATACCGGTCAGACACTCGCGCTTGGCATCGCTCTCTCGGTGTGTGCCGAGCCGCAGGCTGGACCCCTTGGACCGGAAGCCGGTGGGGGTCAGCGCCTGCCACAGCCGGCTCTTGCCGATGCCCTGTGCCCCGACCAATACGACCACGGACGATATCTGCTCGCCCACATCGCCGGTGACCTTATACCTGTCGAGCGATACCACCGCCGCGACACAGGCGCGGAAGAAGATCCGCAGATAGGTCTCCTTCAACGGGTTCGCGCTTTGCAGGCAGGCAGCGACGTCCGCGATGCGCGGCACGCCGTCCCACGGCCGGCTCGTGACGTAGTCCTCCAACGGGTGATAGCGGTCGTTACGGGCGATCTCCTGCAGGATCCCGCTCAGCTCCCGCCTGCCGCTCAGCCCCATATCCTGCAGCGCATCGATGATCAGCGCCTCCAGCCCGCGAGCCTTCTGGTCGTCGGGCATGGTCCGTTGGATCTCGCGCAAGGCAGTCGGGGCTTCCTCATTCTTGCACAGATAGTCCGGCTGCTCGCGCATCGCGTCCCAGCTCGCCGTGATCTGCCATCTCTCCAGGCAATACCGGATATTGACTTCTGTGGTCGGCTGCTGGACTGCCACCGTGTCGCGGCCCATGCGGCAGTTCGGCAAATCTTCCTTGCGCATCCGCTTGCGCGTGAACTGGAGAAAGATCTGGCGCCAATCGACGGCTGTGCGCGCATCGGCCGGCTTGGCGTCACGATCGATCCGTTGCCGGTTCTGCTCGACCCGGCGGGCAAGCGTATGTTTCGTGCGGCCTTGCTTGGCTTCCACATAACCCGCGAGTGCCTTCTCGATATCGCGACCGACCTTGCCCGGTCCGTTACGCTCCATATGATCGAGGAAGGAGAAGCCACTCTCATACATCAGCTCGATAATGTTGCGGCGGATGTCTTTGGAGATGGCATAGTCGGCGATGTCATCGCGGCCCTGCGATAGGTAGAGCAACGCATCGGCAGCATACCAGACGAAGGAAAACAACGCTTCGGAGTGCGAAGGCTTACCGTCGAGCCGCTGTTCGAGGTCGGGCCAGACCTGCAACAATGCAGCTATCCCGAGCGGTATGAAACCCTCGGTGTACTCGTGCAGGCGAGGGTCCTCGCGCTTGCCGCTTGGGGTGGGCGAGGTGGCCGCAGGTGCCGGGGGAAGGCTCTCCAGCTCGGCGAAGGTCCATGTGTTCCCCGTGCCCCACAGCTCGGCCAGGACTGGCACACAGCCCTTGGCGAGCTTCTTGGTGTCGGGCCAGTTGACCGTGCCAGGCAAACGCAGGACCCGGTCGACATTGTGGCATTTGTCGCCACCGAGCAGCGCGGCGAGGCGCCGGTTGAGGTCGGTGACCTTCTCTACCATCTCGGCGGAGGCGTGGATCGGCTCATCGAATTCCCACAACGCCTGGATGCCGTTACCAGTCATGATCAGGACTGGTAGCATGGCCGAAACGATCGCCTTCCGGCATTTTTCCGCCGTGACTTGCAACCAGTTCAGCTTTGCGAGCGCGTCCGGCAGGAGTCCATCGGGGCAGTCGATATCGACGTGGCAGCCGGCAAGCCAAAGGATCTCTTTTTCTTTAGCTTTCTTAGTCTGTATGGAGGAAGGAAAGTTCCACGCGTAATAGATATTGCACTTTTTGTTGTATTTGACGATCCAATCGATCGCGTCGTCTATGGATGTGGTGATAAACCCGACAGGTCTCTGCTTTCTATTCTTATTGTCGGGAGTGGGGTCTATGCGGTAGAGGTGGATGATTCCACGTTCGTGGAGGACTGTACTCAAGAACTCGCGGATCGTGGCTTCATTCGGTGCAAGCATGACCGTCTCCGCAAAGGCAGATCGTAGAGGCAGGGTGTCTCCGGAAAGCTTACCCTACCGGCCGGCGGCGGATGGATGCAAGAGCGGAATCGACATGGCGGGAAAAATAAAACAAATTACGGCACCCTTGACTTTTTGGCACGGATGCGCCATCTGTCGTGTGCAAGACACTGACCGTATATGCATGCGAGCCTACCCCTGAACCCGATCGTTACTCCCTGTTACGGTCGGGTTCTTTCACGTCGCGCACCCAACATCGACGGTAATTGTCGTAATCGAACTTACGCTTACGCAGCTCTGCAAAAATAACCCTACGTATTGCCGAGACCTCGTTGGATATCGTTAGGGGCATAAGGTGTCTCTCGCCTCTTACCCACTGACGGATCTCGTGCTTTTCAGCCTTGTTCATCACAGCAACCCCTCCATCACCCGGTCATGCGTGCCAGCGCGTTCCTGGACGCGGTCGAACACACGTTCGTCTTCGGTACCCGCCACGATCAGATAATGCACGATCACTTTGTTCCGCTGTCCCTGTCGCCAGAGGCGACAAGTGCCTTGATGGACCATCTCATATGACCACGGAATCGTGAACCACACGATAACACTCCCAGAATCTTGGAGATTTACGCCATACGCGGCGCTTCGGGGATGCAAGGCCAAGGCAGGCAGCCGGCCGGCGTTCCAATCCTCCACATGCTGGACCGCATCCCGGGTCGACGTCCCGCCATAGAGTGCCGGTGTCGGTCCCAGCACCTTACAGATTGCCTCGTAGTCGTGCAGGAACTCGAAGAAGACCATCACCGGCCGGCCTTGCAACTCGGCGACGATCTCCGCCAGCCGCTCGGCCTTGGCGTCATGCAACAGCTTCCGCTCGCCCTGCATATCGATCACCGTCCCGCTCGCCATCTGCCGTTTCTTGCCCGAGCGCACCGCCGCGTTCATGGCGTAGACGTCCAGGTCTTCGACCAGACTGTGCTCATGCAGCTCCTCATAATAGCGTACCACCTCGCCGGGCAGTTCCAGCGAGACGGGGTTATGAATGAGTGGCGGCATGTCCAGATCGTCGATGTCGAAGCTGATCGCCCGTGGCCGGATCAGATCGAGCAACGTCGCCTCGGTGTCGCTGTAGGGTTCGAGCTGGTAGGTGTATTCGTTCTCATGGAAATACTGGCGCAAGAACCGTCGGTAGTCACTGCCGAGCGACCGGCCATGGTCGACCACATACATCTCGCCGAACAGGTCTTTGAGATGCGCGCCGACCGGAGTCCCGGTCATGCCGAGCCGGTATTCGAACCGGCCGAGCACATGCTCCCACGCGGCGAAGCGCTTGGCCTCGGGGTTCTTCAGTTTCGACAACTCGTCATAGATCACAAGATCGTAGGGGGACTCGCGCTCCAGCTCCATCTGCTCGACGAGCCAGGGGAGAGCGTCGTAGTTGACCAGACTTACTCGCTCGCGGCCGCGGAGATGACGGTCCCGGCCGTGCAGGAAGCGCATGGAGTGATCATAGCCCCATTTGCGGTTCTCTGTCGGCCACACCGACAAGCAGACTAGCTTAGGCGCAATGACCAGCGTCCGGCCTGAAGTCTGTGCGATCACATCCAAAGCAGCACGGGTCTTCCCCATACCTGGACAGGCAAACCACGCACAATGAGGCATATCCAATGCAAAGTCGATCATCCGTTCTTGCATTGGGTTCATCGGGGGCAGAGTCATCGGGCAGTCGCCTTCGCCCGCTCATACTCCCGTCCCGCCTCGAACGCATGGCGCATCAGCCGCATGATCGTACCCCGACGACTGCCGCGCGTCTCGATGGCCGCCGCATCGGTGATCAGATGCGGCACGACATATTCGACATAGTTATCGGCCGGCGACAATTGCCCGCGCCGCTGCACAAGATGCTCGGTGACCATCACATAATCCGCCTATCCGAGACGACAAGCATGCCGAATGCTCTCGCTAGTTGCTCACGTGAATCCGATTCGTCATACTGTGCTTCGACGGTTTCTCGTGAATGCGGATCGTTATCTCGTGCAACTTCTAGTTTAATTTGTGTCTCGATCCACGCCATAAAGGCATTTATCTGCGCGCTGTCCATTCAACTCTCCCTGTTTTTTGTAGAACTGTGACAATTTTATTTGCTAGACCCTGTTTGCGCGATTCTGCGCACGAATGGAGAAATAGACAATGAAAGGCAGTCTTGCAACAATCGTTTTGCTGATTGTGGGGGTCTCCGCCGCGCATGCGGCGGATATTTACAACCCTGGATTGAAGGACACGCCTTCGGTCACCCCGAGCGGCACAGCGTTGGAAATCTGGGTGGGCGTTCTGGGTGGATATAATTTTCAGGACGACAAACTGAAAGCCACCGACGACTATGGCAATAGCGCCACGATCGATAGCCTCGGTCGGGATGGACTGTTCGGAGAAGTGCAGCTCGGCGCCGACTATCATGTCATGGGCCGGATCGTGCTTGGCGTGCAGGGGGGCTTGAACCTCGGCAATGCCGAGTTCAAGACCACGGTCGACGGCACGGACCTCGTGTCCGCGGAACAGGATTGGGGTTATGTTTTCGGACCGCGCCTCGGCCTGATGCTCAGTCCCGACACGCTCTTCTATGTGAGTGGCGGTATTGCCGGCGCCTCGATGGACGACATCCGTCTGGCAGGTGGCGATCACCTCAAGGTCCCGGATTTCTTTGGCTACTACGGTGAACTCGGCTTCGAAAGCCGGCTTTATGACAACTGGTACCTGAAAGGTCTCGGCCGGTATGTGAATTATGGCGAGGAGACACTCGTCGACGAACGGAACTTTTCCGTCAAGACCGATACTTCAGCTCTTGTCGGGCTGTTCGGGATCACGTATAAGCTCCCTGTGCAGTAGGAAACACCTGCACACGTTTCCTCCCAAAGGATACTCGGCGGCGCCATCGATGCGCCGCTTTTTTCATACCCGCGTCGGCATCAGCATTTCTTCGATTCTCTGCTCCGAATTGCAAAGCCAGTATTCACAACCTAGGAGTTGTAGACGGTCGCGCCAGAATTTCTGCGTCGTCGATAGCCGCCGGCTGCCCGGCCGTTTCAATTCTACGAAGATTACACGCTTAGGTAGAATTATGACGCGATCGGGGATCCCGATATTCCACTGGGGGTTGAGCTTGATGCAAAAACCACCCATCTTTTGCACCAACAGGCGCAATTTCGTCTCTAAACTCGTTTCCAGCAATTGACACCTCCGGATATTTGACGCTAGAAATTACACATAAAATGAAAACAGGGAGTTTTTCGTCATGGTCGACCTTGCAATTCATATCGTCAGTTTCTGCGTCATCGTCTACGCCACACTGCTCGTATGCTGCATCCCCGGACTGATGTTCGCCTGCGGTCAGGAATCCAAATGGCACGAAAAGCAGAAAAAACAGTTCGAACAGGCCATCGCACACGCGCATATCCGGCGACGCTTGCTGGCGGATGCGAAGGGGCGTGTCGGACGTGCTGCACTAAAGCGCGGACTCTGCTTCACAGATCTGGAGCATCATGTGCCCTATGTGCATGCCAGGTTGTGCCAACGGGCAAAGATCCTGACATATTGATTCCCGAAAGGAAATAGTCCTGTGACGATAAAGGAAGTCCATGGCGTGGCTTACACGGGCAAGACTACCGATTACCATGTCACGGTTGTAGACGGCTTTGGCTGCGTGCGTCTCCAGTTCGATCCGCCCACCATAGCCATCACACCCGACGAAGCGAGGTTCCTCGCCGGTTGCCTGACCGCGAGCGCCGATCGCGTCGACTCGGCCATTGCCGACACAAAGGAAAAAGACCAGTGACCAAACATTCGACCGTTGTCGGCGGTTCCACGGCCGCGCTGCGCCGTATTTGCAATGCCTCGATCGAGCAGTCGCAAGGCGTGCCGGTAGAAGGCTGGAATATCTACGCGGCCACCGGCACGGCGCTGCACAGCATCACTGAGACCGCGATCCGCGAAAACATGGACCGAGAAGAGCTGTCCCGGCAATTCAAAGGCATCGAGATGGAAAGCGTGCGCATCACGGAAGATATGCTCCGCGACAAGGTATGGCCGGCACTCGGCTTCTTCGACGACACTGTGCCAATAGGTGCCTACTGCGATCAGGAGCGGAAGATACATTTCGAAGGTCTTATGGAAGGTGCATTCGGCACGGCCGACGTCATCTTCGATGATGAAAAATCCGGCCGCTGCGGCATTATCGATTGGAAGTTTGGCGACAACCATTTGGTGAATGCCGAAGAGAACGACCAGATGCGATTCTACCTCGCTGCGGCAATCCATTGCAGCTATCTGCCGATCGTCGAGCGTTATGAAGCCTGGATCTTTCAGCCCAGCGCCAAGCTCAGCCCGGATAGATACGCCTCAGTCGGTTATTACACCTATGAGGACCTGCAATTCTTCGTCCAGGATCTAAAAAATGCTGTCGATGGCGAGCGTGTCTACGTCACTGGCGAGCACTGCCGCTGGTGCAAGGGCAAGGTCGACTGCCGCGCCTATCACACCATGCTCTCGGGCGATGTCACCACGGACCTCGCCGGTCTCGGCGCCAACGAGTTGGCCCGCCGGCTGAATGAGCTACCGGCGATCGAGGCCTATGTGAAAGAACTGCGCACAGCGGCGCTGCGCAACGCGCAAGCCGGTGTGCAGATCCCCGGATGGGGCTTGGAGACCTCCTACGGCAACCGGGCCTGGAAGGACGAAGACGCGGCCTGGGCTTCGCTCGGTCGCATGGGGGTCCCACTTGCCGACCGCACAGTGAAGAAATGCATTTCGCCAGCACAAGCGGAGAAGAGACTGAAGGCCATCCAGGCGCCCGACAAAAAAGTCGCTCGGTTCTTCAAAACCCACATCGAGCGTAACGAGAACGGCGAGAAGCTGGTGAGGCGGGACACCCCCGACGAAGGCACCTTCACCCGGCTCGGCAACATGCTGAAGGCGATCGCTTAAAATATCAATCGAGAAAGTGAGTACCAAATGTCTACAGACCTTATGAAAAACGACAGTGGCATGCAGCGGTATGCGGCAGCGCTGGTCAAGGCTGCCGCAGCGATTTCGACCGATGATGGCCGGCCAATTTTGCGCCTGACCGATTCCGGCGCTTGGGTCTTCGGTCAGGATAGCACACAACTTGACGAGCGGGCGCTTCTCGCTGTCAATCCGATGACTATTCAACACGGCTACATCGCTTTCAAGCGCTCGACAAATGAGATCGCGTATACCGTCGATAACGAGCCGGCCGCGCTGCTATGGCCAATCACCGAACCCGTACCTATGATCGGCAATTTACCTGAACTGGAAACCGACAAACGCGCCCAAGCCGATCAGCAACCTCGTTGGTCCTTCCAGATCTCCATCGACATGAAGATTATCGACGGGCCAGACAAGGGCACCGATCTGGTCTACAAGCCGACGTCTCGCGGCGGCCTGCAAATGTGCCGCAAATTGATGGAAGAATTCGCTCGGCGAATTTCCAGCAGCGAACGTGACTTACTGGTTCCAGTCCTGGAAATGTACAGTGAGAAATATTTCCATAAGACTTGGAATAAGGACATCTACACTCCCGCTTTCGCCATTGTCGAGTGGACCGGGATAAGTGGCGATACACCGCCGGTGGCCGGAGCGATCGGACCATCCATCACTGTGACACCAGAACAAGCCGCGGTTCCTGGAACACCTGAGCGTGGCCCTGGACGGCCATCGCGTCCCACAACCCACGCTGCGGTTTCGGAACCTACCGAGGCGGATATGCAGCGGCAAGAGGCTGCTTATGCCGCACAGCGCGACCGCGATACCTTTGGCCGGCGCGCCGGTCCCGGCCCACGGCCCGAACCGGAAGTCGAAGCCGCGCGCGAGGATGTGCGCGGCCGGAATGCGGATCGCGGCGCCCGCCGCCGCTGATCCGCTATCGCCAGTCCGTGACCAGTTCCCTCATTGCCGATTGCGGCGAATAGGGCCTCCGTGCCGGCCGCTGGCGATCGTTTCGAACAGGGAGGCTACATCCATGGCGACAAGTCATGAGCGGTTGGTCCGTGACCGGCTATCGAACGGCAAGTGGGTAGCGAAAAGAATTCAGACTGTGCACGGTCTGCTCACTCGCCGCGAGATTGCCGCCATCACAGGCGTGTCGCTCAATACCGTCCACAGCCGCATTTTCGATGGCCGGATGGACATGTTATTCGACCCGCCTAGAACACACACCGAGCG